TATGGCGGGCTGGATTTGTCGGCGACGAGCGATTTGACGGCACTGGTGCTGATGGGCCAGGTGGATGACGCATGGCAGGTGCATCCGACGTTCTGGCTGCCGGGTGAAGGGTTGGCGGCGAAGGCGAGAGCGGATCGGGTGCCGTATGATGTTTGGCAGAAGCAGGGGCATTTGCAGACGGCGCCGGGCAAGAGCATCGAGTACGAGTTCGTTGCTGAGTATCTGCGTGGCGTGTTTGATCGATACGATGTGAAGAAGATTGCATTTGATCGGTGGGGCTGGCCGCATCTGAAGCCGTGGTTGCTGAAGGCAGGTTTCACCGAGGATCAATTGGACTTACGCTTTGCCGAGTTCGGGCAGGGAATGGCGTCGATGTCGCCGGCATTGCGTGAGCTGGAGAGTTACCTGCTCAATGGCCAGATGGCGCACGGCAATCAGCCGGTTCTAACGATGTGCGCCGCGAATGCGGTGGTGAAGTCCGATCCGGCGGGGAACCGGAAGCTCGACAAGATGCGCTCGGCCGGGCGCATTGACGGCATGGTGGCGCTGACGATGGCGGTGGGCGCGGCGGCTGCTGAGCCCGAGGCTGACTTCGACATCAGGGCGATGGTCGCCTGATGAAGCTATACGAAGCTGATTTTCATATCGAGAAGCTACGGCTGGCACCCGGCGATATTGCGGTTCTTTCGACTGATTTACCGCTCACGAAGGAGCAGGCAAGCGAACTTTTGAAACGCTTTCAAGAAGCGGCAGGGGCGCAGAACAAGGTGCTGGTTCTCACCTCTGGCCTCAAGGTTGCCGCTCTCACCCGCGCTGAAATCGAAGCGCTGGCACGCTAAAGGCTTTTAGCAGGACTCTCCCGATGTCTCTGGTACGCAAAACCGCCGCGGGCAAGCGGCCGGGGTCGCTGAGCTATGTGCTGAGCGATGCGACGGTGGATCGCTACGGCGACGTGATCGAGCCGAAGGGCTGGCAACTCGACTGGTTCCGGCACAATCCGATTGCGCTGTTCAACCACAATGCCAACGCACCGATCGGGACATGGCGAAATATCCGCGTTGAGAACGATGCGCTGATTGCTGACTTTGTGCCGGCGGAGCGCGGCACCTCGCAGCGTGTCGATGAGATCCTATCGCTGATCGAGCAGGACATTCTGAAGGCGACCAGCGTCGGGTTTCGCGGCATTCGCAGCGAGCCGATCAAGACCGGCACGCTCTACACCGAGCAGGAATTGCTGGAAACCAGCATTGTGTCGGTGCCGGCCAACCCGGCCGCGCTACAGATTGCGAAATCCCTCGGGGTTTCGGACGCAACCATGACCGAAGCCTTCGGCGGGCAAGCCGTGATCGGGCGACGGGACATGGCGACAACCGGCGGGCAAGCCGTGACGAAACGCCTTTCGAGGGCGACTTCCATGAACATCAGCAAACAGATTGAGGACGTACAATCGAAACTAAACGCGGCTCGCGACCAGTTGTTGGAACACACCCGAGAGCCGGATTACGACATCGAGACGGCCGACATGCTCAACGGCGAGATCGACGAGCATGAGCGGCGGCTTGTGTCGTTAAAGGAAACCGAGCGGCGGTTAGCAGCCAAACTGCCACAAGAGGTATTGCCGCCGCTTGCAGCGCCAGCGGTAGACCGCCGACCGTTCGGCCTGCCGACCAAGCAGGTGAAGCCCGAAGACCTCTACATTCGCGCAATGGCGGCGCATTTCCGCGCGATCGTTCTGCGCAAGCCGATCGACGAAGTGCTGCACGCTTGGTATCGCGACGACGAGGCAACCGCGATTGTCACCCGTGCCGCGGTAGCGGGCGCGAACACGACGACAACGAATTGGGCGACAGAACTTGTCCAACTCGCACAAGGTGAGTTTGTCAACCTTTTGTATCCAAATTCGGTATTCCCGAAACTCTCGGCAATGGGCACATCGTTGAACTTCGGGCCGAATGCCGGGGCGATCAAAATCCCGTCACGGCAGACGACGCCGAGCATTGGCGGCTCATTCGTTGCCGAGGCGGCGCCGATCCCGGTGCGTCGCCTGGGGACGACGAGCATCACGCTCTATCCGCACAAGGTCGGCACGATCTCGGTCTACAGCCGAGAGATCGCGGCGTACTCAAACCCAGACATCGAGGCGCTGATCCGCGACAGCATCGTTAACGATACGAGCATCAATGTTGACGGGGTGCTGCTCGACAACACCGCGGTTTCTACGACCCGGCCAGCGGGCTTGACCAATGGCGTCTCAACGCTCACCGCGACAGCGGGCGGCGGCTATGCCGCGTTCCTCGGTGACATGAACAAGCTAACGGCGCCGTTTTATGCGGTTAATGCGGGCCGTAAATTGGCGATGCTGATGAACCCGGCGCAGCGCAATCAGCTTTTGTTCGCACCGGGCCCCGCGGGCGCGCCGTTCGGGTGGTCTACGCAGTTTACCGACATGTTCACGGTGATCGCCAGCACAACGATCGCGGCGGGTGCGGTGTACATGATCGACACAGTAGACTTCGTCAGCGTGTCAGGTGCGCCTGAGTTCGAGGTCTCCGAAGTCGCAACTCTGCACATGGAGGACACGACGCCGCTGAACATCGGCACGGCGGGCGCTCCAGCGACGGTCGCGGCGCCGACGCAATCGATGTTCCAAACCGGACAGATTGCGATCCGGATGCTGGCGAACATCTCCTGGGCGATGCGGCGGACCGGCATGGTCCAGTTCATCGGCAGCGGCGTTAGCTGGGCATAAGCACGTCTGCGAGGGTGGGGCTTCGGCCCCGCCTTTTTCGGAGAGGTAATTTCATGGAAAGCAAAACCGAGCCTAGTGCCGGCCAGCGGCAGGCGGAAGACCTGACGCCGACGCCAACGCAAGCCCAGGCGGACGCGCTGAAGGAGCAGGCGCACGGTGCCGCTGATGAGTCCGAGCCCGCGACAGCGCCGCCGGTCAATGCCGATGTGCCTGCCGTCACGAGGAATGGTGCCGTGACGGCCAGTGCCGCCGTAGGCGATACGCTCAATTGCACGATGGGCAATTGGGAGGGCGAACCGACGAGCTATGCCTACCAGTGGAAAAGCGATGGCGCGACCGATCTGGGGACCGGCGCTAGTTACGTCGTAGCCGCCACCGATAGCGGGCACAGCGTTAGTTGCATTGTCACCGCAACGAATGCGCTCGGCTCGACGGCAGCACCGCCGTCAAACACGGTTTCGATAACCTAGGAGGCCAACATGCAATCGCAACCCGACAAACGAACCGAACCGAAACCGGCACCAAAGGGGCCGCGGATCGAAGAGCGGACGGTGGAAGAGCCGGTGCAGGAGATAAATAACCCGCCGCAACCGACGCCGACGCAGGCGGAAGCCGATGCGCTGCTAGAGGGAGAGCCGGCGTCCGAGGCGATGGGACGCGCAAACGAGACCGAAGAGCAGCGCCGCGAGCGCGAGGCGCGTGAGACGCCGGAAGAGCGAGCGCAGCGGCAAGCCCGCGAGAAGCAGCAGCAGCAGCAGCGGGACGCGCGTCCCGCGCAGAACCAGCCGGGCTACCAGACCCGCTAATGGCGAACTGGCTCGCCAAGATGTGGCCGTTCGGCCGGGCTGCCGAAGGGCAGTTCCGGCCGGGGCCATATCCTCTCTCGACCGGCTGGCTGCCGGTCGGAGCGCCGTGGAACTACTGGCAGAACGGGACGCCGCAGAACGGCTGGCCCTACGGCGAGCGGAGCGCGATGGTTGAGGCGTGCGTCAGCGCCTACAGCCAGACGGTGCCGATGTGTCCGGGCGATCATTGGCGCAAGCTCGACAATGGCGGTCGCGAGCGCGTCGTCAATTCGGCACTGACCCGCATCATGCGGCGGCCAAACGATTACCAGAGCATTTCCGATTTCCTGCTGAACCTGACGCGGCAGCTCTACGAGCGGGGCGAGGCGTTCGCGGTGGCCATTCGCAACAATCGGGCCGAGATCACCGAGCTTCACCTGATGCGGTATGGCATTCCGCAGATCGCCGAAGATGGCTCGATCTTCTATTCGCTGAGCGGCAACGAGGTCGCGCAGCAGCGATTCGACCTGACGTTCCCGGTGCCGGCGCGCGACGTGCTGCATGTCCGTCTTCACACGCCGCGGCATCCGTTGAAGGGCGAGAGCCCCATTTTGTCGGCTCAGCTCAGCTTGGCGATGGCTGGTGCGGCCAGGTCGCAGCAAGTTTCGTTTTATCTCAATCAGGCGCGACCATCGTTCACGCTCGAAACCGATGTCGTGATGAAGCGCGAGCAGGCGCAGGAGTTGCGCGCCTGGTGGGACGAGATGACACAAGGCGACAATGCGGGCCGCACACCGATCCTTACCGCCGGCCTCAAAGCGCATCCGATCACGACGAGCGCGGTCGATGCGCAGCTCGCCGAATTGCTGAAAATGTCGGATCAAGACATTGCGCTTGCGCTGCGGATACCGCTGCAAATCCTCGGACTAGGGGGAAATACCTACGCATCAACCGAGCTGCTGATGCAATCGTGGATCGCCAGCGGCCTCGGGTTCACGCTCAACCACATCGAAGAGGCCTTCGGCCAATTATTCGCGTTGCGTGGCGTCCCCGACGAATACCTCGAATTGGACACGCGCGCGCTGCTCCGTTCGGCCTATCGCGAGCGGATCGAGGCGCTGGCGCGCGGCGTCATCAGCGGTATTTACTCGCCCGACGAAGCGCGGGCCGAAGAAGACCTCTCGGCGGTTCCCAACGGCTACGGTGAGATGCCGAGGGTGCAGCAGCAGGTCGTCCCGCTCTCCTACGGCGCCGATTTGCAGCCCCCCTCGCCGCAAGCCGCGGCGCCGGCACCGCCGGCTACCGATCCCGCCGCTAATGATGGTGGCACCGATGCCGGCGACGATACCGCCGCCAAGCTCGCCGAGTTCCGCGCCGCCTATGAGCAAAGCCTTGCCGCATGATCTGATTGCGGCCGAGCTTGGCTCCATCCTGGGCCGGGTCGAGCGAGAGCTTCGCTTGCAAGTCGCCGCGCTGTTGGCCGAGGTGCGGGGCGAGATGGCGGCGCTGCGTGCCGGCCGCGCCGAGCTGGAGCTAGGCATCGCCGCGAGGCTGGCCGAATTACAGGATGGGCCTCCGGGGCCGCAGGGGGCCGCTGGAGAGCGCGGAGAGCCGGGGGAGGCTATCCCAGGGCCGGCGGGGGAACAGGGCATTCCTGGGCCTCCTGGCGAGCCCGGAGCGCCGGGCAAGTTCGCGCCGCCGAAAGCTTGGGCTCGGGGCGTTCATTACGAGGGCGATCTGGTCATGCACGCCGGCTCGACGTGGTGCGCGGCGCGCGATACCGCGGAGGAGCCGCCACATGATGATTGGCTATGCGTCGCGCAAGCCGGGCGCTCCTTTCAAATCCGGGGGCTCTGGAAAGAAGCCGAGCATTATCGGGCATTCGATGTCGTCGCGCTCAACGGCTCCTCGTTCGTCGCGCGGCTCGACAAGCCGGGGCAATGCCCTGGCGACGGTTGGCAGCTCATCGCCGCCCAAGGCAACCGCGGCAAGGCCGGCGACAAAGGGCCGAAAGGCGACCGCGGCCCCAGCGGCCGGGCGATCGTCGCCGCGACGGTCAATGCCGAAGGACTCTTGACGCTCACCGCCGATGATGGCTCGGCCGTTACCTGCGATTTCTATCCGGTGCTGTCGCGGGTGGCGCGGTGACAGATTGGGGCCGCTACCGCATTACCAGCGTCGTCACGCCGGCGACGAGCATGGCGCTGGTGAGCGTGGACGACGCGAAGGATGCGCTCGGTATTCCCGCCGCGGATACTTCGCAGGATGCGATCCTCGCCCGGCAGATCGATGCCGTATCGATGGCCATCAACAACTACTGCGACCGCATCTTCGCGGTTCAGACCTATCGCGACCAGCTTCGCAACGCCTGCGGCGGCTACGGCGAGCCGGTGGTGACGCGGCAATATCCGATCATCGTCGATGATACGCTCGTCATCACGCAGGACGGTGGGGCACTCGACCCGACGCTATTCGAGGTCTATCCCGAAACCGGCGCTCTGTACCGCCTCGATAGCACCTCGATGGCAATCGCTTGGGGCGCCGCGCTGCTGGTCGTGGATTATACCGCTGGGTTCGCCACCATTCCGGCCGACGTGCAGGCCGCCGCCTTCGATTTGCTGGCGGTTCGATGGTTTGCGATTGGTCAAGACCCCGCGCTGCGCAGCGAGACGATCCCCGATGTCATCACTCAGGTTTACGGGGGCGATACCGGGGCGGGGACAAGCTTCGGATCGATAACAGCCGGCGCGCGCGACCTTCTGGCGCCCTACCGGATATGGACGTTGTGACGCCCGCGGTCATGATCTCGCGGCTCGACCGGGCGCTCGCCGGCTATGGGCAGACAGTGACGTTGCAGCGCACGGCGATCGATGCCGATGGCGCGATTACGGTAGCCGAGGAAGTGACGTGCCCGGCCGCGGTACGCGCCTACGGCCCGCAAGACCTCGAAGCCGGCGAAGTGCAGAGCATCCGTGTTGTGCTCAGCCCGACCTCGCTGGGAACGTTCGGTGTTCCGAGCCGAGACGACCGGATCGTGATCGATAGCAACCCGAGCAACGTCGAGCAGATCGCGCCGCTCTACTACGGCGGCCAACTGGTCCGCCTGAACCTGCTCTGCCGAGGCTGAAATGATCGTCGAAATCCTGTTCGTTGTTTGCATGTTCTTATGGTTCCTGACCAACCTGCCAGTTTCTGGCGTGGCACAATTCGGCTGGGCCTCAAGCTGGCTCGGCTTCATCGCGGTTCTGTTGCTGGGCATTTTTCTGTTCGTGCCAGGGCTGCGTTAATTGGATCAGCGCGAAAACATCCTGGCGCGTCTGGTTGTGGTCTGCGCCGCGGTCGAGGGCGTGGCGAATGCGGTGCGCAACCGGCTCGACGTGACGCAACTGGAGCGGCCGGCGATCGTGGTGCTCGACGGCAGCGAGCATTTCCGCGACGCGCCGCAGAACACCCGTGGCGAGGACCGTTCCGATATTCAGCGCATGGATCTGATGCCGGCGATCTCGATCCATGTTCGCGGCAGCGACAGCGTCGAGGGCGGCGGGGTTTTGTCGCTCTACCGCTCGCGTGTCGTCTCGGCGGTGATGAACGATGCGACGCTGCTCGGTTATCTCGGTACGAATGGCCGCGTCCGATACAGCGGCTGCACGGTCGCCGCGCCGACCGCCGAGGGCCGCGAGTACCGGATCGATCTGTCGCTGCTGATTTCTTACGTCTTCAGACTGCAAGACATCGCCGCTGTGGGGAGGGCGAACAATGGACCTCGGCGTGACGGTGCAAGTGAACGACCGGGCGTTGATCGCGCATCTGGAGAAGCTGCCGGACCGGCTGCGGCAGGCGTTGCGGCCTAGGATCACCGAATTGACCAATACGCTGCTGGCGCAGGTTCACGCGGCCGAGCCGGTGCGCACCGGGCAGCTCGTGTCGCTGACCCGCGCCTTCGTTGACGAGCGCGACGACTATATCCGCGGCCGGGTGCGCGTGCTCGCCAAGCCGGGCGAAGCGCACAACATCGCCGCCGCGGCGCTGGAATATGGCGTCAACAAGGTGGCGAGGGGCCATCTGCGCCCGACCCACATCGCGGCGCGCCGTTTTCTGCGCGGGCCGGCCGCCGGGATCCGTGAACGCGCTCTGGCCGAGATCAAGGCGGCGATAGCCGAAGCGCTGGGTTAACCTCTAACCGAAACGGAGCACGTCATGTCAGATGATCGCATCGTCGAGCCGCTGGTCGCTACGCCGGGCACCCTCAACCTGCTCGGCGCCAATCAGCTTATTGGCAAAATCAAATTTGTTGGCGGCAATGCGATCGGCCCGCAGCTTCAGGTGCAGCTGAACAATGTCATGTTCCGCCCGGCCAACATCGCGCATGGCCTTATTCAAGACGAGTGGGGAATGCTGCAGGTTACCGGTGAGTGCCTGGTTGATACGGCCGGGATATTCGGCACGATCACCCACCCTGATACAACCCTGGTTAGCCCACTCACCAGCCAATATTACATCGGCAAAGGCGTCGTCTCGATCGCGCTAACCGGGGATATTGCCTGGCGCGATCTGGGCAACGTGCCGGTCTTCGAGTTCGTGCCGAACATCACGGTCTTGTCGCATTATTCATCGCGGCTCGGCATTCGCTCGAAAGACCTAGAAGTGATCCATGAGAAGCAGGCCAGCCTGAACATGCACCTCGACGAGTGGACTTACCAAAATTTGATGTTGGCTTTCATGGGCACAACGGGCACGGCCCCGCCAGTTGGGCCATAGCATGGTGGTTTCTCTCGTCGACATCGTGCCGCAGAAGCGCACCGTTCAGCTCAGCGGCGGCGAACTTGAGTTGCGCGGCCTCGGCCTAAGACAGATTGCGGACCTGCTGCTGCGTTTCCCGACCTTGCGCAATCCGTTCCTGCAAGGCGCACCCGAGCTTGAGGTCGAGACGCTACTCATCATGGCGCCGGACGCGATCGGCGCTATCATCGCCGAGGCGGCGCGGCAACCCGACGCGGCCGGGTCCATCGCCGACAACCTTGCGCTCGACGACATCGCGGAATGCCTGCTTGCGGTGCGTGACCTGACGATGCCGGGTGGCCCCGTCCCTTTTCTCGAACGGCTGGCGAAACTATGGGGCATCGGCGCCGCCGGCCTATCTGGCAGGGTTCCGGATATGACTATGCCGCCGGTGCCGAACGGCTCATTGCCGCAGGACACGATCCCGCCGCCGTGATGGACTACACGCCGCGGCAATTGCAGGCGTTCCTAACCATTGCCGGTCACCGCCGGCAAGGCGAGTTGCGGGAGCAACTGCATGTCAATGCGCTAGCAGCGCACGGCGACGAAAAGACCATCCGCGGCCAGTTGCGGGACTGGGAAAATTAGATGTCCGATAATCTCAGCATCTCGATCAGCGCCGATACCAGCAAAGCGCGCGCCGACCTGGCGTTGCTACAGCAATCCGCGAAATCATTACGGGGGGAATTAAACGGCCTCGCCAAAGACGTTCAGCAGGGGCGCGGCGATGCCAGCCAACTGGCGGGCCCGGCAACCAAGTTGCTGCAAACTGAACAAGCGATCGTCCGCTTACGCAAGGAAACGCAAACCAGCACCCAGGCCAACAGGGCGCACACGGCGAGCCTGAAAGAGATGGGCCTTGAACTCGGCCATGTCGCTCACGCCGCCGGCCTGCCGATCGAAGGGCTCAGGGCATTGCGCGCAGGGTTTATTGCCTTCGCGGCCGTCGAAGTCTTCCGCGGCATTACTTCTGCCATCAAACAAATAACCGATCTCAGCGAGGCCGCCGCAAAGGCCGGTACGACGGTGGAGCGGCTGAAAAGTATGCAATCCGCGATGCGCGCTACCGGCCAGAGCGCCGACGATGCCGCGCCGCTGATTGCAAAAATGAGCGAGGCGTTGCGCCAATCGCGACTGACTCCGGTCTTCGACCCAAAGGGACCGTTCGAGTCCCTCATGGGCGTCAGCGCGATGGCGTATAGGCCGGGAGCAGCAGAAGATGCTCGCGCGACGCGCGATGCAGCACGCGAATTGCTCAGGATGAGAGGACAGGGTCGGGTAGATGAGGCAAACGCAGCAGCGCAACGGTTATTCGGGCAGACGGTCGACCAAAACCTGGAGCTGATTCAACGGATTGCAAACGATGCGCTGCCGAAGGTTGCTGCCGCAACCGAGGCGGATATCGCCGCTCAGAAAGAATACAACCAACACGTCGCTAACGCTGCTTCCCTTTGGGACAAAGTAACGGAAGCGATCGGCCGAACGGGGATCGCGCTCGCCAACGCAACGGCCAATGCAGGCGTGCCGCTAAGTGAAGTTGGCGCCGCGGCGACCGCATCGGGCGACTTAGGAGTCGGTGGCGTTATGGCCTCTGGCGGCTATGTTCGCGGCCCAGGAACCGGCACCAGCGACAGCATTCTGGCGCGGCTCTCGAACGGCGAGTTCGTCATCAACGCCGGCGCCGTGCAGCGGCTCGGGACCGGGTTCCTTCACTCGCTCAATTCGTTCGCATCGGGCGGGCTCGTCGGTATGCCGCCGATCCGGTTTGCCGCCGGCGGTCTTGCATCCGCAACCGCGGGCGGGCGTCCGGTACATCTGCATCTCGGCTCGCGGTCCTTTGCGCTATCGGGTTCCTCGGGCGTCGTCGATTCGCTCGTCAGCGAAGCAAATTGGCAGCAGATGCGCTCGGCCGGCGTGAAACCATCATGGTTTGCCGGAAAGCCGCGATAAATGGCGATCACCGCCGCCGCGCCGACCTCGCTCGATATCCGGTTTGATCTCTCGGCGGCGCCGCCGGGCGTCAACCCGTATTCGGCGCGCGGCCTGACCGGGACGCTGAGCCCGATTGCAGCGGCCGAAGGCCTCGACAAGCTCGCGCGCACGGTCAACGGCAGCCTCATCGACATCAGCGCGCCGCAGATGCGCAAGTACAAGCTGGAGGCCAGCGGCAACGACCAGGCGCCGCCGGCGCTCGATGGGCTGTGGGTCGGCATGGTCGTCACCGTCAATTCGCATGTTGAGCTCGGCTACCTTACGGCCACCGGGTCATCGTCTCGCACGCCGGTTTCAGGCAGCCTCCGAACCGAGGGCGCCTTTACCTATTACTGCCCGCAACTCGTAATGATGGTCGTCGAGTATCAGGTTGCGCGCGAAGAGTGGGAACAGGCAGTGCGCTGGTCGCTACTGCTCGAAGAAATATAAAAGATGAGCGGCCCCTTCTGCTTCGCTTGGTCGGGCGGCGCGATCGAGGATCAGGTGACCCTCGTCACCAACGGCACCACGCACGGCGCTCGCTTAAAGCTCGTAACGCTCGTCGGCGATACCGATAGCGACGGCCAACAACTCCTAAATCTGGCAAGTACCGAGGGGCTTCAGGTCGGAACCCTCTATTCACTCGCTGGCGAAGGCATCGCCGACCCGACCTATTTCATTTACGACGACAGTGCTCTCGCCGGGCTGCCGGGCTTTATAAACCTGACCACACTCACGGCATCGGCAGTGGCATCTGCCACCTTTCGCGCTACCGAGTCGATCATCCTTGGCGCGGTGATCGGGACGCTGGCGCAAGGGAGCAACAATGTCACACTGCAAGACGTGCCTCCCGATCTGCTGCCGGGACTTTATGACATCGCCGGAACCGGAATAGGCAAAACCAACATTCCGATCGGTACGACCAACGGAACGAGTTGGACGACCGGCGGCGGTATCATGATTATCGGCAGCGCCTTCTTAAATTACCACGGCGGCGGCGCCGGTAATCTGCAAATTATCGCGGCAACACCCCACACCAGAGAAACCATCGATGGTTTCGGGCAACCGATCACCCACACGACCTTTACGATCGCTTGGCAGGATGTAAGGGCGACAGCCAGCGGCGAGTTTCCGCTGGAGATTAGCGGGTTTCCCACCGGCGACCCGTACAGCATCACCGCGATACAGACCGCGGCTTTAGCGGGCTTGGCGCCGGGCCTCGTTTATAATATCAGCGGCAACGGCATTCAGGTCGGGACGACCTTCGTCGCGCCGAGCGGGGGCGACTCGATCGCTCTCGATCTGTTCGCCACCTCTTCGGAAATCAACGCGATCCTGACGATTACCGGGCCGCGCGCACCAGACGCGCCGTTCGATCCGGCGGTGCACAACCGCTTCGACGAGGACATCGTTAGCCTTGAACTTTCGCAAGAAGAGGGCGGCTTTGCGACCCTCGATGTTCGGATTAAAAACCCGCAGGTTGGGCTTCTGGCGACAGGTCGGCGGCTGTGGTGCTGGCTGAGTTGGGATCAGGCGTGGACGCCAGATGGCACAGCCGCTGCCGATCTGGTGCCGCTGTTCAACGGACGCTTGGTCGGCATTCCCAAGCTGCAAGCCGGCGAAATCGTGCAGCTGCAGTTTCTCGCACGACCGGACGATTTCAACGCGCAAAAGCTGGCGCTTGCCAGTTCATTGAGTGTGCTGCCGTATTACGACCCGATATGGTATGCCGAGCCGGCGGTTAGCCCCGATACGATCCTCGAAACCTACTCCGCGCTATTTCATATCGACCGCGTATCGCTTGGCGTAACCACAAGCGACATCCTCGACGGCGAAGCCGGCACGATCGACATCGGCGAGGATCAGGCGATCTACGAAAACTTTAGCCTGTCTTATCAGCAGCCGCCCTTGGTCGCGGTTGCCGTCACCGGCACCGTGACCTGGCAGCAGCAGGCGGAAGGCTTAATCGATATCACCGGAAGGCTCATCAGCGCTTTTCACGGCGAAGGCTCCAGATTCAGTCTCACGTTTCCGACGGCGCCGTTCAATCGGTATGCGAACGAGATGTTTCCCGAAACGCGGGGGATACTCGGCAGCACCGGCGGCGGCGGGCTGGCCCAGACCCTCAACGGCGACGGCATGATGCAGGATTGGCCTAAGCCCGGCGTTACCATCGGCGGCGGCTGGTCCGTGTCTAGCCGTCTCGATGCGTCTGGCGCGCCGCTTAACTACATCAAGGAAGCGACCATCAATCCAAATGGCGGTTGGCTACCGGCGCAGTCCTACAACGTCCTT